AAAAAAGAAGGCAAATAGCCCTCTAATTTAACTTCCACAAGCTTCACAATCTTCATCATCTATACTACAAGCTTCGGGTTGGTCACGTTCAGACATATCGCCTAACCAATCATCCCAAGTTTTTCTAGCTTCATCTACTTCTTTAGGGGTTTTATCTATTCCTTTATCCATTCTTCAGGTATGTATTTGTCTGCCCATTTAATATTATTCTTATCACACCATTGAGCATAGGTGGTTCGACTTATCTTACTTAACTTATTTTTAGGCCGCATAAAGACCATTCTAATATCTAAGTCAGGGTGCTGTGCTATGACTAACAACATTTTCTTCCTGTCACTAGATGTAAATCTTCCCTTTAGTTCAATTATTATTCCATTTGGTAAGATAACATCAGGAGTATATTTTCGTTGCTCTATGACCCGATAATGTAAGTTAATCGTTTCATAATCAAATAACACTTTAGCATCATCCAATCTTCCGCATACATCATCTTCGTATTTACTTCTATATCTATTTTTTGTTGTTCTCATAATATGTTTTCTTGTTGTGGTGACTATGGCAAAGTCCTTGTAGATTTGACTCGTCTAGTTTACCTCCCCCCATTTTAATTGGAATTATATGGTCAACTACATCTGCTTGAGTCACAATATCTTCATCTAAACAATGAACACATAATGGATTAGAGTTTATAACTTTCTTGCGTAACTTTCTCCAGGCAGGTTTTTGATAGAATGAACTATCTCCACCCCAAGATTGGTTCTTCTCTTTCTTTGTCCTATTATCTCTAGGTTTTGGTAAGTATGGCATTATGCTCCCCTTGAAGAACCTCCGAAAAAGAAGTCGATTATTGTATTTACTTTACTGGACATAGCTCCAAACACCGTACTTATAAATCCTATTTCATAGTCAGATAAATCTAAGGTATTTAACACAAAGTATTTAAACATAGTGTAAGAGAGAAAAAAGTACGAACAAGTAAATACAATAGCTAATATTTTTTGAATGATGGCATCACCTGAAAACATTGTTCTTGCACTCTTCCTATCTTGAACTTCAATGGCGAACATATCTTTTTCGTGATCTTGGACAACCTTCTTGAATTGCTTTTTAAGTTCCTCTCGTTCTTCATCAGTTGTAACTATTTCGTCTATAATGCTTGAAGCTTGACCTACAAGAGATTTAATTATGTTTTTTATCATTATGATATATTTGCGTATTTATAAACAGTATCGTTATCCTCGTCCTTATAAGCTTCAAGAACTTGCTTCCTGTTACCTTTTTCTTTAAAAGATATATGAATCCACGAAAAATCAAACTCATTTATCATTTGATCAAACTCAACATCGCTGCTAAGTACCCAATCATAAATCTCTTTATTAGATATTTCACCATCACTCCAAAATTGCAAATCCAAAGCCTCACCTTTACAATGCTGACTTTTACGACTACCATTAATAGCCCGATTGACATTTGGATTCCTGTAACCACTACTAATCCTAATAGGACCAAGAGCATTCCGCATAGGTTGTATAAGGTTGATAATAATGTTTTTAATATTTTGTAGATGTTTTTTGCTTGGCTCATTTTTTATACCTAATCGTTTAGCTGCATTACTTCTAGTTATCTCAGACAATACAAAGTTTTTACTTAATCTCATTTTTCTTGTGTTGTTTCGAATGTAAGTAATAATATATAAATAAAATAATGGTAAAGATAGCGGAAATATAAGGAAAAGGTAGAATAAACCTAATAAATCCCCCATCTTTACTTATTTTTTTTAGTTAATTTATCTACCCATTTGTAAATACCAAACGATACTGCTAAAACTAACGATGTAATTCGTAGCCATTGCTCTACGGATGATAAACTTAAACCTATCGCTGCGACTTGTGTTATAGCCATTTCTGTAGTGTGTCTATCCATTATGTGTTTATCACTAAAGCGTACCCACCATAAACTTCTTGGGATGCTGAAGCAACATCTATTTCTATTGTTATGTAATTCCTTGATGTTCCTACTATATCTGTAATATCTAATTCTGTATTAGCAGAACCAGACCCGACTAAGGTAGTTGTGTCGTTAAATATAAACCCTACATAAACTCTAAATGCAAAATTAGCCGAACCGAATATATTGACCTTTGTAATAGTCTTTCCTTTGCTAATTAATTTTTGAGCGTACATATTTGCTGTAGCCGAAGCGATTCTAATTGAACCTCCTAAATCGTTTGAAGCTACACCGACACTTGGATTTGATGTTAGGTTAAAATCGTGAGGGAGAAAGTTCATCTCTTGGATATTTTTAATCCCAACACTTCTATTATTTACGTTCCCTGAAGTTGTTAAACTTTGTATTAATGTTGATACATTATAATTGGATACAGATAAGATAGAACCTATTGGATATTGCATAGAAGGAATAAATGAAGTTACATCTAGACTTGTAGCAGTATCGTTATAAGCATCAGTTACAGTAATTTCAGTAGTATTAGAACCATCAGGATAACTTAATTTAATCTTTTGATTTTGTGCTATATCAGCTTTTAAACTTGACCCTACACTTATAGATGTAATTGGTGAAGCTGCTGCTATTGCAGAAGAAATAGTTGCTAAACTATTATCTACAAAAGATGATTTGTTAGTTGCATTTTTTGATGCAAACTCTTGTGTCAAAACACCTAATGGACTTTGCGAATTAGGTGATATTACAGATATAAAAGCAGGATCGTTACTTTGAACGTGTTCAATATCATCACTAACTTTATACCACTCACCACTCATTACCTCGCTTTGAGCCTTAAAAGTACCACCTAAAAATGAATAGTTTTTAAAAGATGAATCTTCATTTATGCTATATTTAAGCATTTTAATTGGTGATATATCAGCTGATTGAATACTAGCTTGTAGTACCTCTAACGGTTCAACTTGTAAAGCTAAATACTCGTTAACTAATAATTGAGATATATTTAAAGGGGCATCCGTACTAGGGTTTCCTCTTTGAAAAGTAGCAGCCGACTCGTATTCACTTGTTGAAGAGTTTAAATATTGTATAGAGTATAATTTATTTTGTAAAGTACTACCTAGTGAAGTTTTACCTAAATCGTAATATTCTGAAGCTGCTACCTCTGTTTGACTTGCTGAGTATTTAAAGCCAGTACCAACTTGTTGATATTCAGAGTCGTTTTGTGGCGATACAAATATAGATTGACAAGTTGTAGATTTAGTTGTTGGGGTAGGGTCAGATATTTGAAAATATTGACTGCTAGTAAATCCTCCTTGAGTAAGATTACCTACTTGAGAGTAGTCGTTAGTAGCTGTCGTTTTTATAGACACATCACCTATTATACCAGGGGCAGGTATATCTACCTGAAATTTAAGGTCTGTTCTAAATGATATTCCATTACCAAAACTACCAGGAGTTACACTTGTAGAACAAGGAAACAAACTATCATTTATAACGGCATCTGAAGTTTGTGTTGCTGCCGTTTGTATTGAGTTTGATAATCCATCTTGACCAAAAGGTATAAAACTTGAAACCGATTCTTGCTGATAGCCTCTTGCTAAAGTTATAGATAAAGGGGAATTACTAGCAGTCCAAACTAACGCATTATAAAAAGATGATGTTTTTTGTAAATATTTTGTTGTATTACCATCGGTTATAGATATAATTAAAGTTGCTGTAGTTAAAAAAGATGAATTTCTTATAGTAGCAGGTGCGTTTAAACTTACACCTTGAGGAGTGCTAGTTGCGTAAGAAAAAGCTGTCGTAGCAAAATTCTCTTGATGTATTGCGTGAAAACTTAAAGTAAGAACATCAGTACTATTTGCAGGTAATTGAATCGCTCCTACAATAGACGAACTTGTTAAATCAGCACTTGGAGTCACATAAACACTTGAAGGACCTAGTATAAAATCAACATTTACACTTTTATATGAAGGGTCATAAGTTAAAATACTGCCACCTAAAATTACGTTAGTCGATTGGTTTATAGTTATTTTAGTATTTATATTACCTAAAGATGATGGTACAGTTCCTATCCTTCGTTCCCAAACATTTAAAGTACCATTGTTGTTATTTACTAAACTATTTGGTTGTATATACCAATAATAACCTTCGGCTAAAAACCCTACAGCATTAAATGCTTTTAAAGCACCATTAAAAACATCTGATTTTTTATAATTATATGCTTTATCTGCATTCTCTACATTACCTTCATCATCATATTTTGTTGTTTCAGTAAAAGCACCTATTGTACAAGCGTAAAGACTAAAAGGATCGTTTGATTGGTAAGTATCTTCAGGTCGCCACCAATCAATAGCCGTACGCATCCACTTACGAAGTCCTGGATTTGGTTTTAAATCAGTACCAGTAGAAGTATCTGCTATTTGCATTGTACTACCAAGGTCTATTAAACGACTTGATATAGGTAGAGCTTGGTTTTTTGCAGTTTCTCCCGATAATAAAGATTCTTTTAATTTAGTATAATAACCATAAGAATCTGTAGCAGTTATTTTAGTGGAATAAGGATAAGGAGCATTTTGTATATTGTCAAAACCAGGTTGTATATAACCAAACCACCAAAGAGTTGTATCAGATACAGAGTTTTTATATATCCTAATAAAATGATATTTCTCACCTTTCTTTAATATATCATTATAAAGGAAATCTTCATCTGCATCACTTTTAATGTACATACTTATAATGCACTCAGAACCTAAGAAAGTTCTATCTCTAGTACCTCCTTGACCTGTCCATTTAATTTCAAAACCTTCGCCTTGCATATCAAATTCAGTAGAAGTACCTGTAAAGTTGTTTTGCCAAACTTCAATTAACCACTCCGTACCTTTTTCTCCAAGAATATTACTGTGTCGTATTTTTTTGTAAGCCATTTACCTTTTTTTTTAACTGTAAGATTTTCTTCTACTAGCTCTATCGAATACTATTAATAAATCATCACCCGAAATTGTTACGTTCGGAATGTGAGTAGCACCTCCACCACCAAAACTTCCGTTCGGTATAATCGTTCCTGATTGATTTGGTACGAATAATTCAGGTCCTTGTTCACCGACTAAACTCATCTTTCCTACAGGTGGACTACCTCCGTTTGCGAACGACCCACCTAGTAATGACATAAAAGTATTACCAAAAGCCGAACCTCCTATACCTCCTAATCCTGATGTTATACCACCTAATCCAGTAATCATTAATAATCCTGCTAATATAGCCGTTTGAATAATCATTTTACCTATACCTATAAGAAAATCCTTAACGAAACTACCAAACTTTTCACCAAAACCAATAGTTTGTTCAACCATTACTCCGTTAATCTCTACGAATCTAGTTTGTTTGTCAAATATATCAACAAAGCCACTAGCCATACTAGAGAATACACCTTGTATAGACTCATTTAAACCTAGTATTTGTTCTTCAGCTAAACCCAAATCCATTCCAAAAAATGTATTTACATCTAACTCAGGCATATCTACTTGTTGACCTTTAATTCCTGAAGACTCAAAACCACCATCACCTACGCTAGATATTGTCTTAGGAGTTAATGTAGCTCCTATGTTTTTAGCTCGTTCTTTTCTAAGTTTTTTAAGTGATTCTATTAATTCGTCTGCTGCTTCTTTAGCATCTATAAAGGCTTGAGGTGGTTTATGTGCTGCCCAAGAATCTATCATAAAGGTACTAGACTCTTCAACATCATCCATAGCTAAAGATAAACTTGCTAGAGCTATTATGACTGATGCTATTGCTACTGGAATAGCACCAAATGCTGTTACTAAAGCAGCTATTACCCCTATTACAGCACCTCCTACTGCTGTACCTGCAAAAGTAGTAAAAGCTAAAGATATACCTGCTATTACTCCTGCTATAGCTGCCATAGCTAACAAAAGAACACCGATTGATGCTGCCAACTCACCTATAAATACTATATTTCTTTGCGTATGTGGCTCTAATTTAGTAAATGCAGTTGCTAATTCAGTTATTTTCTCAATAAAAGGAAGTAATTGTTCTACTATTAATTCACCTATAACTAGGTTCATAGCCTCTAAAGCCGAATTCATTACGGCTATTTTATTCTTGGTTGTTTCAGACATCTTCTGAGCCATATCATCCAAGACACCAGTATTAGTTCTGTAACCTTCCGTTAACTCATTTACTTTATCTAATTGATTAGATAGTATAAGTAATTGTTGGGCAGCCGTTTCTCCAACTAAAAGTTCTGCATCATTTAAGCTCATAGCCCCTGAAGCCATATCTTTTAAAGTTTCATTAAAAGGAATACCCTCTTCGTTTAACTTTATAAATATTTTCCTTAAACCTGTACCTGCTTTACTCGCCTTGATACCGTTATCCATAAGAACACCCATCATAGCAGATAGTTCTTCTACATCTACTCCTACTGCGTGTGCCGCTGATCCTGCGTGACCGAAAGCAGTTGAGAAGGTATTAAGAGCTATAGATGAATTGGAAGCGGCAGAAGCAAGGGTATTGGCTACTCGTGATGATTCATCAGATTCTAAATTAAAAGCGTTTAAAGAATTTGCGACTACGTTAGCTGCTAAGTTTAAATCTTCACCTGTAGCTAAAGCTAACTTAGAAACAGCTTCTTCCATCGCTAATATTTGCGATGGGTCAAATCCTTTTCTACCTAATGTTAATTGAAGGTCAGAGAATTGACGAGCAGTAAATCTAGTTTTTGCACCTAAATCTTTAGCTGCATTAGTAAGTAGTTCAAATTCTTCAGCCGTAGCACCAGTAACCACGTTAACCTTCATCATAGAGTCCTCAAACTCTACAAAGGTATTTACTGCGGCTTTACCTAGTGCAGCTAAAGGTGCTGTAATGGCAAAGGTTAACAACGACCCCATTCTAGCTGCTCCTGA